CCTTGGCCGCTGCCTCCTGCTCGGCGCGGTATCCGCGCACGATGCCAGCGACATCCTCGACGAAGTGCTTGAACGGCCACAGCGTCGCGTCGGCAAGGATCTTCTCCGCAGCGTCGGCGCTGTAGGCGATGGGCTGGCCGTCCTCGCCATCCAGGTTCCACCAGTCGAGCAGGATCGCCTCGGCTAGCGCGCGCGTCTGGAGCTGGGCCCAGGCCGCCACAGCCGCATCACCACCCAACCGCAGCGCGTCGGCATTCTCGATCTGCAGCCGTGCAAGGGCCGCGCGGTGGCGCGGGTTGTCCTTCTCGGCGACGCGAATGCAGAGATTGCCAGTGGGCTCGGGAACCCGCTGGCCCGTCTGGAAGTCCCAGATGATGCCAGCGAGCGAGCCCTCGTTGCGGCGGATGGTGCGTAGGTTCATGCGATGTAGGAGATACGGATGCCGATGGCTTCCGTCGAGTCCTCTTCAAACTGGAACGGCAGCGTAGCGATGACGTCGCGGTCCTGGCCGTTGAGCGTCGGGTTGCCGTAGCGCACGCGCGGGATGCTGATGGTCATGGCCTGGTTGCTGCTATTCGCCATCACCACATACATCTTCGAGGCCGTGCCCAGCAGCGCCTTGTTGAACTCGGCGATGTCATCGAAGTAGGCCGTGAACGAGCCAGTGCCTCGGAAGTCGCCGACGCTGATGCTGGTCGCGTTGTAGTCGCCGACGTTGCTGCGCGCCTGGCTGTTGTTGTTCCACGAGAAGCTGACCGACTGCACGCCATATTCGGCTCCGGCGACGTTGACCATCGGGACGTTGTTCGTCGCATCCACGACTTCCGTCGACGGAGCGGGATACGTGGTGAAGTCGCCGCTCGATTGGTTTGAAGACAGCGACGCCAGCGACGTCTGCAGTTGATCGCTGCCGACACCGACCGTGCCGAAGCTGCCGGTGATGATGCCCTTGTTGGTCAACGAGAAGCTGCAGGAGTCGATCGTCTCCTGGTTGAACAGCTCGAAGCGGTTGTCTGCCAACGGCACAACAGACGGCGCCTGGAAGATGCGCAGCATGGCGAACGCTTGCTGCGTGCTGCCGTTCTTGATCGTGGTGCCACGGCGCACGGTGACCGTGCCGGCCGGGTAGCTCACAGGCTTGCTCAGGTCAATCGTCAGATCGGTCGTCTTCGCCGTGATGCGAGCGTAGACGATCGTCGGCGTGCCACCCGTGTCGAAGATCTTGACCACATCGCCGACTTCGAAGCCCGTGACCGACGCCCCGGTCAACGTCGTGCCAGTCCAGGTCCAGCCTGCGGTGCTCTGCGCAGCACTCGCGGTCGGAGCATAGATCGACGCCTTCAGCATCGACCAGAACGCCTCAGAACCGGTCGTCGGGATCTGCGCCTCGAATGGAATCGTCAGCGCCGACTGCGGCCCGACGAGCTTGAGCCCGGCCGGATTCCGGTTGTTACGGATGAGCTGCGATTCGACCGTCTGGTTGGCCGGCCCGCCCGAAACGCCAGGCTTCGCCACCGCCACGCCATACCAGGTCGTGTTGGCAGGCGTCGTTCCCGCAGACGCCTGCGGGTGGATGAAGAACTTGCTGCTGCTGATTGATGCCATGGAAGGCTAGTCCTGCACTCGGAAAGGGATGGTGACCACCTGCAGCCACAGGCCATCGTCCACCGACGGCGGCGCTGAGACATAGGGCGGGTCGAAATGGATGACCGGCGGCCCGGCCAGAACGACGCCACGGAAGGCGTCCACGATGGCGTCGACGAGGCCGAGCTGCGTGCCGTCGCCTTGGCCGATGGGCTCGAACAACTGCACCAGCGCGACCGAGGCCGTCCGGTAGGCGCTGGCCCCACCGGCGAGCGTCAGTTGCTCCTGCGTGCCGAAACGCATCGCGAACCGGCACCACCGGCCGCTGCCTGGTAGTGCCTGGTCGGGCGCGTTGTCCCAGACCGTCGGCAGCGACTCGGCAACGGTGACGAGCGTGTTGAATCGCGCGCGAACCAGTCCTGCGGCCGTTTGGATCTGGCTGGGCATCACTTCACCTCGCCGTTGATGTAGGACAGCACGACGTTCTGGAGCTCCTGGACGGTCAGGGCGACCATGCCGAGCGGTGCCTGCTTCGACCAGCCGTTCTCCAGCCGCTCGGCGTATGGCAGGCCGTTGACGATGTAGACCGTCTGGTAGGGCTGCAGCTTCTGCAGTTCGCCGCGAGCCTCGCCTGCGGCAGCATTCGCAGCGGACGCGCTGCCGGTCTTGCCGCCCCGTTTCTGGCCGGTCAGGCCGGATCCCGGCACCCCTACAGACAACTGCCACAAGCCACGGAACTGGCCGCCGACGTAGCCCTTGGGTGCGGGCCGCTTCCAGCTTGGCGGGAAGCCGACTGGCGACTTGAGCACGATGCCACGAAGCGCATCGAGAGCGAGCTTCTGCGTCGCCTTCACGACTGCGTCGTCGGTGGCTTCCTTGAACAACTCCGTCAGGTCCAGCGCGAACTTGCGCGCGTTGTCGGCGTTGGTCACGGCGCACCTTCCTGGAGCGTGAGCTCGTAAGCCAGCAGCGTCGAGACGAGCTCAAGGCGCCCGACCACGGTGATGGTGTAGACCTTGCTGCCGACCGTTACCTTCTGCCCGGCCTGCAGCGTGAACGTCACGCCCTGCGCTGGGATGATGATCTGCGCCGTGCCACGAGGCTGGCTGTCGTTGGTGATGCTGCGGCTCTGGTTGTAGAGCGGCGAGGCCAGCACCGAGTAGGTCGTCGGCGTGCGCGTCGTGTTGCCCGTCACCGGGCTGTAGGTGTCGGCGTAGGCCGTGATCGACACGGTGCGGCCGACTTCGGCCACGCCCGAGTAGACCTCTGCCATCACCTGCGTCGGATCGACGCTCATCGGCGAGCCCAGCCTCCAGACTCGATCAGCCCGGCGACCTGGAACAGGCGGTCAACGACAGGGAACCGCTTGGCCGTGTCCTTCGTGCCCGCGTAGCTCTTGCTGATCGTGATCGGCCCCACCGTCAGCTGGTCTTGCAGGATGTTCGCGCCGGCCGACGTATCGGGGTCGAGCTGCGTCGAGTCCTCCAGCCATCGCCTGGCAACCTCGGCAGTCGCTCGCTTGAGCGCCAGTGGGATGCCCTCGATGGCGTAGCCCTCGCGGTCGTATGCGAACGCGCGCGGCCACTCCAGCGGCTGCGTGCTGGCTGCCTTGAGGCCCACGAACTTCAGGCCATAGTGGCTATCGATCCAGATGGTCGCCTGCATCAGAGCCGTGTTGCGCTGCGTCTCGGTAGCGTTGTTCCAGACCGTCACGCCGCCCTGGTTCTGGAAGTAAACGCCAGCGAAGTCGGCCGAGCAGTAGGTCGTCTCGGTGCCGGCCGATGTGCCGACGCCGTCCTCGACGACGAGCGGCGAAGCGTCTTGGACGATGCCCTGACGAGCCTGCAGCCAGGCATCGAAGAGCCCGGCTTCCAGCTGCGTCATGCCGACGCCGCTGTAGTGCACGCCATCCGGGCCCATCACATACTGCGACACGTCACACGTGCGCATGTAGCGATCTGCGTCTGCCTCAGCCTCGATAGCCGCGTTGATCGCGGTGAAATAGGTCCAGGACGGATGGTAGTGGATGTTCGGCTGCACCCACGGGATCGTCTCGGCTGCGCCGGTATACATCCCACGGGAGACGATGGCCGACCTGACGGCAGTCTTTAGGCGCTGCAGGTTGAGTCGATATTGCGACGACGCTTGCGGTCCGATGCTGTCGCCTTCTCCCTGTGGGAAGAAGATGCCGACGCACTCCAGCGTGTCACCGTTCAGCGCAGCAGCTGCAACGGCCGCATCGAGCGTATCCATGAGCCGCGCGAAGATCCCGTTCGCCTCACCTGGTGCCCAGTAGGTGTGCTGGGCGCTGTCGAACCAGCCCTGAGCATTCTGGTATCCGAGACCAACCGGATCCGTGATCGTGCTTAGTTCCGTGTGCCCGATGCTGGTTCCACCGATGGCAAGCGAAACGACATACATCGTCTCGCCAAAGAACTCGTGCAGACGGGATGCCAGGCCGGGGTGATAGGCCGCACCCTCCTGCACTGCGAAGATCGTCGTGTTGCCCGTGTATGGGTTGTACGGAGCCGGAACGTCGTAGTGGTTCGGGTAGTTGAAGCCCGGCGGGTAGGGGTTCTCCTTGCCAGATACCACCGAGCCTTCGATCGGCACCCATGGCAGGAAGTAGCTCCACTTGTGCCAATCCACTCCCGTCGGCGGCTCGATGACGAACGTGTCGCCGGCCGTCACATGCTGCGGGAATGCAGTCACCAAGTTGATGGTGTTGTTTGATGCGCCGCTGATGCTTGCGATCTGACGGCGCAGGGTGACGTTTTGAGCATGCGTGGCCGTGATGCAGCGCACCCAGCAGCCCTCAAGGCTGGCTTGGATGCTGCCAGTTCCCGACCAGTCTTGGCCGTATTGCAGCTTGTGCGTGAACTGGATGTCAGATCCGCTCGTCGTCGCGGTATGGACGAAGGTGAAGATCTCGCCGAGTTCCAGCGCTGGGCTGAACGCGGTAGCGACCGACAGCACTTGGTTGGCTGCGCCGACGTTGGTGTGTCCGCTGATCGTGTGCGTCGTGCCCGTCCTTGTGCGCACGATCTGCTCGCCGACCAAGCTGGCCGTCCAGAACTGCTGCGTTTTCCAGCTCGACGAGCTGGAGATCGTGGTCAGGCGCATTCGGTTGGGGTAGTCCCAGTAACCAGTCGCCTGCGGCCAGTAGAAGCTCAGATAGCGGATGGCGTTGACGCCCTTTCCGTTGATGCTGACCGTGTTGTAGCTGGGAAAGACGTTCGACGGGAATGCGTAGGTGTCGCTGTAGCTGCCCTTGGGCGCGTTCGGTGAGTTGAGCAGCGGCGATATGGCCGGGCTCACCTTGGCATACAGGTTCAGGTGGAGAAGCCACCAATCGTTGGCAGCAGCAATCGGCGTCGAGTTGCTCTGGCCGATGTTGAGCATGAACTTGCGAACCGCCACTGGTCACCTCGTCGAATGACCCCGGCAGGCGTTGCCACCTACCGGGGTGCGTTCCTCACATCACACAGGAAAGCGACCGACTTGCGCCGCGCGGTCGTGCGGTGTGTCCATCACTGGATCGGGACCGCGTGGGCCGAGTAGGTGATGGCGGGCGTGCCGGATGCGGCCGCCGTGGTCACCGTCAGGCGCACGTAGCGCAGGCACTGCGTGGTGTCCGCGTTTCCGGCCGTCGTCCAGGCGACGTTGTCGCAGTAGATCGCCAACCGACCAGCGGCAGGCGTATCCACCGAGCTCCCGCTGACGCTGGAGTCGCCGATGATGCGATACGCCAGAAGCCACAGACTGCCGCTGAAAGCGGAGTCGGCAGCGCCTTCGATCTTCAGGCTGTAGGACTCGTTGCCGGTCGCGACATCCAGGGCGCTCCAATCGAAGAGCACCATGAACTTCTGGAAGGCATTCGCCGCACCACTGATGTCGATGGCCGACTCGTTCTGCGTCGTGACCGTGGTCAACGTCCGCGCGTTCGCCATCTGGAAGCCGCCGTCAAGCGGCACATTGTAACCTTGAAAAGCCATTTGGTTGTTCTCCTTGGATCAATCGACGGCGACGAGGTCGGCGATGTTGTAGAGGCGCGACACGCAACGCGGGTGCATGTCGACGAGGTTGCAGTACATCTCGACGCGCGTGCGCTGCACGGCCTTCGCGTTCTGCTCGCCAAGGTCGCGGACCTGGACACCACCGTTGGTGACCATCGCAAGGCCCATGTCCAAGAGCGACAGCACGTAGATCGACGTGGTCGAGTCGTTGTTTTCGTTGAAGCCGAGCTGCTCAAGACCGCTGACCGTGCCGAGAACGTCGGCGTCGACAATCGGCAGGCCGTTGTAGCTCGTCACGATGCGGCCGAACTCGTCGCGGCTCGTCGAGATCGAGCTTGAGTTGCGCAGCTTGGCCGTGATGTTGACGCGCATCTTCTTGCACATCAGCAGGTGCGTCGGGTTCTCCGTCGCCTGGATGACCGTGTCGAGATCGCGCAGCGACAGAGCATCGGACGCGCCACCATTATTGGCGAAGATCTGGCCCGCATTCTCGCCCGAATCGACGACAACGTTGGAGCCGAAGCCGCCACCGTAGCGGACCTGCAGACCGTCGATGCCGTTCGCATCAGCCGTCGCGCCGCCAGCAGCGGTGACCGAGCCCTTGATGATCTGCCAAGAGATCGTCTGGGCGATCAGCGCCGCCTTCGCCTGCTCCTGGATCGCGCGGTGCTCAGGACCGTGCGTCTGGAGGAGGAACTGGTCGACATCGAGATCGCCGCCGATGATCTTGAGACCGACGGAACGCTGCTCGACAGCGCCCGTGCCCTCGGTGTAGCTGCCGTTCACCGCGCGGGTGCCAGCAGTGCCGAGCGAAACCTGGCGAGTCCAGGCGAACGAGTTGCCCGCGATGGGCAGCATTGGCATCGCCGCGAGAAGCGGCGACGTTTCGACGAACGTCTTGATGACGCCCGCCTTCTTGAACTGACCATTTGCTTCGGCGGTCAGTGCCGATTGCAGAAGAGAAACAGCCATGTCAGAACCTCACTGTGGTTTCCCACCGAGGAACTGCCGTGACTGGCTCCCAGCGGCTCAGGCCGTGGCGTTTGCAGCACGGGTGAACAGCTCCCTGGTGGACATATTGCCTGGGATTGCCGCCCGAGACGCGCCCGCGCTCGCATGCGTGGCACCGGAGCCCCCGATGCCCGACCCTGCGAAAGCCGCCTTGTATTCAGGCTGCTCGCGCAACGTGCTGACGAACTCGGCAATCGACATCGGCCCGGTCGCGCCCGCGACCTTGCTGACCATCTCCTTGCCCTGATCGTCGACCAACGTGACGCCAAGACGCCCGTCTTGTGCCACCTCGGCCTTCACTGCTGACCGAACAATCGGCAGCAGCAGCTTGAGGTTGCCACCCGCTTCAGCAATGGCCTTCTGCGCCGCGCTCTCGACGAGCTGCTCGCGCAGTTGTGACTGCATTGCTGAAAGGCTGGCATCCTTCTTGGCGAGGTCGGCAGCGACCTTCGCTTCGAGCTGCTTGCGGAACTCATCGATCTCCTTGCTGCCCTTCAAAGCGCCCGCCTTGAACTGCTGCAAAGCCTCGCGAGCTGCCGCTGCATCATCGATGCCCTCATAAGCAGTGAGGGCCTTTTCGGCTTCCTTTCGTGCCGTCCGCTCCTCGGAGAGGCGTAGACGAAGACCGACCGTGTCCCCGACTTCCCATCCTTCTGGCAGCGAGGACACGACCCAACGGTCGCCCTCCTGCTTTGCATGGGCGCGCAGCCCTTCGGGAAGGTCGTCGGACTTGTCGGCAACGATGCGGAAAGCCATCAGGTATCAATCCTACTTCTTTGGTGTAAGGGCTGCAAGTGCCCGCGACACGCGGGACCAGTAACCCAGGGTAGCTTGTTTGCGGTGCCCACGCGGGCCGCCATTGTGGACTCGGGCCATGTGCTCGTAGTCCTTGGCCTCGACCGCTCGCGGGCAGTAACGGAGCATGTAGGCCACGACGATGCGCTCGGCGTAGACGCGTTCGGTGACATCCTCATACCGGGCGTCCTTCAGCGTCGGGCAGTGCGCGATGGCGTCCTGCCAGTAGACGCGCCAGATCTGGCACCGGCCGATGGCCTTGCCACCGTCGCCGATTGCCGTGTCGCTGCTCAGGCTCTCGACCTCGGC